CTCTTCGACCGTGCACGACAGCTCGACACGGTTCGTCGAACCGGTGAGATCGGCGGCCCCGGCGAAGATCCGCGCGTTCAGCAGCACAGTGCCGCCCATGATCAACCCTNNCCGATCACGCGAAGCATGATCTCCGCCCCGTAGTACTGGACCTCGCCGACCTGATACATCCGGTACGCCTGAACCCGCTGAACGTGCAGGTCGTGGCACAGCCCGCCGAGCGCCGGCTGTCCCGGCGCGCCACGGGCCGACTCGATAGCGGCCTTAATCGAGTACNGGCCTGAACCGGCCAGGTAGCGGTCTAGCGCTTCCTGCCCCGCCCGATCGTCGGCCCGCGACGTCAGCACCCGGCACGTGATCGTCAGCTCATCCATGCCGCGCCGGAACGCCCGGTCATAGTCGATCTCGACCTCGCCGACGTAGAAACACGGCTCCGGAATCGAATCCGGCAGGTAGCCGAAGCAGTTCAGTTCCGGGATCTTCGACCGCACCACGTCGGCCAGCGCGTCACGGATGGCGCTGATCTGCATCAGAACCCCCCGAACCCCGGAAGCCGGTACGGCTCGACGAGCGCCCGCACATCCGGGTCAAGGCCCGGTACACGGATCAGGCCCCACTCGGCCGACCCCGCAACACCCTCCGGCGAATCCTTACGCCGGTACAGCCGCGACGCCTGCAACAGCGTCGCCTGAACAACCGGCTCCGGAACCGCAGGCCACCCCCACACGGCCGTCACCCGCACCTGAGCGGACGTCGNCCAGAACGGCCGCACCAGGCCGGTGATCGGACGCCCCCGGTCGAGCGCGTTGTCCGGGTACGGCTCGGCGTCGGTGACCTCCACCCAGTCGCCCGGCCGCCCGGTCTCCACCGTCAGCNCGTCGAGGGTCGCGATGTCGTCGACCAGGAGCAGAGACCCGCCGTCGAACGGGGTGACGCGCCCCCGAACCCGGAACACCCGGGGCGACGGCGTGACGTCCATGGCGAACGTGCGCCCGCACCGCTGGTCGATGCTCGCCGACGCGGCGTCGAGCGCCGCCTCTAGGAGGGAATCGCGAGATGTGTCCGTGATGCCGAGCATGGCCTTCAGCGTCGCCAGATCGGCATACGGCATGGTGACTACCCCTCATCAGGCTTCCGCCGGGTCGCCCGCCGCGCGCCCGGCCGCGCGGTCGCNTCCTCGACGGGCGCGCCGTCGTCCGGGGCGACCTGCCGCCGGCCTCGCACGAGCGTCGGCGTAGGGCTGAACAGGTCGGGACGCTCCAGCACAAGCGGCGCCTTCGCGTCCCAGACGTCACCACGCGATAGCGGAGTCTGGCCCTGCGACCAGACCACCACGCAGTCAGTCTTCGCGTAGACCACGTCAGACATGACGCCCNCCCCGGTCAGCTCGTCTTGTTCTGGAGCAGCCGGAAGGCGTTGTCATTCACGCTGTCCGCGCCGACGCGCGCCCACGCGAACCACGCCCGCTGACCGGTCGGCATGTTGGTGCTCGTGTCGAACACGTGCGGCACGAGCTCGATCGACATACCGGCCCGCTGGGCGACCAAGTAGTTCGACCAGTCGCCCACGATCAGGATGTTCCCGGCGCTGGTGCCGGACGGCATGTCGTCCATGTAGTCGTTGACGTAGGCGGGACGGCCCTTCAGCCGCATCACGCCCTCGTCGTTGAAGTTCACCGTGAACGCGCTCAGGTTGTTCTGAGCGCCGAGCTGCTGAATCAGCCCGTTCACGTTGGTGGACGACATCCACGCGGTACGCGCACCTGCCCGCCGGTACCGGATCGGCAGCTCTTCCCANAGCTTGTTGACGTCNCCGGGNGCGAGCGTGCCCGCGGTCGCCGTCGGCACCTCGACGTCCTCGTTCGCGTCCAGCGCGGTCACGATGCCGGTCGGCTCGTTGTTGCCCGACCCGACGGTGAGCTTCTGCGCCAGCAGCTCGGCGTAGCCCTCGGCGAGCAGCCGCGACATCTCGGCGGCGAACCCCGGATAGTCCATATCGACCTCGTGCGAGTACGGGATGTAGCCCGTCGCCCGATGGGTCGGGACGGTCGGCTGAGCGAGGGTAGGCGAGTTGTCGGACACCGCCGACGCCTCGGCGCCGAAGGTCCAGGTCACGCCCGCCGAGGTGACACCCTTCCACTCGTTCGTCGTGATCGTCTCGACACGGGCGAGCGACAGGATGTCATTCGGCGACCCCTGCCCGGTGAGGATGATCGTCGGGTCGATCAGCGCCGGAACGCCGTACCCACCGGCCGACGGCGTGCCGATCGACATCGCCCGGAACTCCTCGAACCGCTGCACCGCGGCCGCCTGCTCGCTGGTCAGCACCGCGCCGGTGCGGGTCACCAGCCGCATGAACGCCTCGCGGTACGCGGGGTCCTCGGTCACCAGCACCAGCCGGGCGAGGTACGCGCCGTCGACGTTGTCGTTCCGGGTCTGAAGCAGCCGCTCGAGCCGCGTGCGCTGCTCGTCGGTCAGGTGCCCGGCGCCGCGCTCGCTGTCGTCCCCCAGCACCGCGCGGGCACGGTCGACGGCCGCGCGCCGGTCGAGCCGGGTCACATCCTCGCCGTCGAACGGCGTCACCTTGACACCGACCTGGACAGAAGCCCACTTCTTGCGGGACTCGGCGACACGCGCGCGCCGCTCCAGCTCGGCGATCTGGGCGCGAAGCTCGGTTTCCTCNGCGTCCAGCTCTTCCCACCGCTTCTGCTGCTCGTCGGACAGGGCCGCGTCGCCCGCGGCCTCGTGAATCTCGCGGCGCTCGGTCTCGATTTCGACCAGCCGCGCCCGCAGCTTCTCCAGCGTCATCGGACACTCCTAGCGCTCAGATACGGATACATGCGCTCCCGCCGCTCGCGGGGCGTAAGCCCGCCTGAGTGGCACGCGGCCGGCTCACGGGCGTCGATAGGTGCGGCTCCGTCCGGGCCGCCAGTGTCCGGCGACGGCTGGTCAGCCCGCGGAGTGCGAAGGGACTGGATACGTTCCTCAAGCGCGGCTACACGGCGCGGGTCGCGCTCCCTCAGCCGCGCATAGAAGTCGTCGGTCAGGGACATGACCGAGCGCATCCCGGCCGTGGCCGAGGGGTTGGCCGGCCATGTCACCGGGCCGAACTCGAACAGCCTGACCTCGCGGATCGTCCGCTCGGGTATGCCGTCCGGGTTGTGCTCGCTACGGCCCGGGTTGTCGTTCCATTCATCCTTGATCACCCGGAACATGAACGAGGCCCCGTACGCACCGGCACGGAGCCCCGGCAGAAGGTCCCGGTTGTATGAGGTGTTCAGCAGCGGGACTTCGCCAACGGCCGCGTCGTCTTCCTCGCGGATGCTCGTCGGCACGCCGAGCACCTTGTCGCCGATGTGGAAGTCCCCGCCGTGGTTGAACAGCACCTTCACCCGGTGCGCGTTCTCGCGGATCGTCTTCGCGAACGCGCCCTTCACGGTGCGCTCGAGGAACCGGCCCTCCCACGCCGAGTCGATCTCATACCAGACGTTGAACGGGGAGAAACGGACCGTCATCACGCCGAGCACGTCGCCGGCGTCGTCGGCGNCGTCGGACCGGGCGAGCGTCACAGGGGCGACGTACGCACGCACGATGTCCAGGTCGCGCAGCGTTTCCATGCGTCTTCCTTCACTGGTCACCGGCCGACGCCGGGTCAGCCGACNCCGGAACGTTCGGTTCGTCGCCCCACGGAACCGGCCGCAGCTCTTCCAGCTCGCGGACCTCGTTGACCGTCACCCATCCGTTCCGAAGGGCGATCTCATGCGCCTGGTAGCGGGTCAGAGTCGTCGTCTGAAGCAGCGAATCCCTGTTGAACCGCACGTACTCGCCGCGGGGAAGCATCGACGACAGCACACGCTCGGCGCGTCGCAACCACCGGTTCAGCGTGTAGACCAGCAGATGCGTCGAGCGTGACTCGACGTTCGCGTACGTCATGCTTCCGCCGGACTCGTAGCCGAGCACCTCGGCGATCCCCGGGCCGAAGATCCGGGCGCATTCGGCGGCGGTGAACTTGTGCGTTTCGAGGAACTGGGACTCTTCGGGGGCGATCTGAATCGCCTGATAGTTCCACCCCTTGCCGAGCACGACCGGTTCCCGGGTGCCGCGCACGGCGGCCATGAACCGCTGCTTGGCGATCGCGGCCGCCTCAGGGTTCAGCTCGGCTTCGCTGTTGGTCAGCAGCCCGCCCGGGTGGGCGCCGTCGGTGAACCACTGGCGGCCGAACCGGGTCACCGCGATACCGAGCCCGATCGTCATCGCGTGGTGAGCGATCGGCGACAGCCCCAGCACGTAGCCCGGCACGGTGAACGCCCTGGTATGGAAC